TGATGTAAAATTATATAATGATGATTGTATGAATATACTCCCGTCTCTTGCAGATGGGAGTATTACTTTAACATTAACTGATATACCTTATGATGAAGTAAATCGTAAGAGTGGTGGATTAAGAAATTTGGATAAAAGCCATGCAGATATTATTACCTTTCCTTTAGATAAGTTTATTGATGAAATTGTTAGAGTAACTTCAGGAAGCATTTATATATTTTGCGGTTCTGTTCAAGTGTCGCATATTCGCGATAGACTTATCAGTTATGGATTATCTGTAAGGCATTGTATATGGGAGAAAAGTAATCCTTCACCTATGAATGGACAGCATATGTGGTTGTCTAGTATTGAAAATTGTGTTTATGCTAAAAAGAAAGGTGCATATTTTGATATTAGAGAACGCTGTAAATCTGCGGTTTGGAAATGTCCAACAGAAAAATATAAAGGACATCCTACTCCCAAACCAATTGAATTAATGGAAAGGTTAATTCAAGCAAGTTCTCAATCTGGAGATACTGTATTTGATCCTTGTATGGGTAGTGGTGCTGTTGGTATTGCAGCAAAGAGAACTAGAAGAAATTTTATTGGCGTAGAATTGGATAAAAATTATTATAGTATAACCCAAGATAGGATTGATAAAGCAGTTAAGGGGATTGGGGAGAAAAAGGATATTATTTCTTTTCTTTAATTCTATCTAATGCGGCTGCTTTACGGTCCTTTTTAACTTGTTTGTCATATTTTTTCTTTACCGTTGTTTTATTTCCTTTATAATCCCTTCCTAAACTAGTTACTGGAGTCATGGTCATCCCACCACGTTGACCAGCACCACCAGAACCCATCGCTTTAGTTGCTTGGGGTCTATCCGACTTGGATATGCTTCCTAGTGCTCTACCTTTACGTGTAGCACTCACAGCTTCGTCTAGAAATTCTTGGAAGGTTTTCATGTCAGATTTTTTTAATTATTTAGTTTTTTAATAAATCGTAGACGGGGTTCATACCCCTCTTTTTTTTATCTAAATATAATTGGAGACCTGCTTTCTACCATGTTCTGTAAAAACAAGATGAGTCTAGAAGACCGTCAAAAATGGAAACTTAAAATGCTTCATCGTTATGAGGATGCATTAGAAGTAAGACTTGCTGGTATTAAAGCAGCAAAAGAAAAACTTGAAGAACAAATGAATAGGGATGAATAATGGCAGATTTGACGAAAAAGAATAGAACAACTCCTATAGAGAATAGGAATTTTCTATCACCAGTTGGTTTTAAATTTGCTTTGAAAAGAAGCCCTGGAGTTGCATTCTTTTGTAACCAAGCAAACATTCCAGAAATGACTCTTGGAGTAGCAGATCAACCCACTCCATTTAAAGACATTCCAATCCCTGGTGATAAGATTCAGTTTGGTGATTTGCAATTAAGATTTTTAGTTGATGAAAATCTTGAGAATTATATGGAAATGCAAAACTGGATTCGTGGATTGGGGTATCCAGAGAATATGGATGAATTTGAAGACCTAACAGAGAATTCAATTCTTGGTGGTTTTGGTTCTGTTAGATCTGGTGATAACATCTATTCTGATGGAACACTTCAAATTTTAAGTAATAATTTAGTTCCAGCATTTCAAGTTGTATTTAATGACCTATTTCCATATTCATTATCTACTGTACAGTTTGATGCAACAGATACTGATATAGAGTACTTTACAGCAGAGGTAAGTTTGAAGTATACTGTATATACGTTAACTGATTTGGAGAATAACGCTCTTCATAAATGCTAAATGACTATTAATCTTGATTCTATTCAAGAGATGTGGGAGAATGATGCTAAGATAGACAGAGATAATCTACACGAAGAATCCTTAAATATCCCCTCTCTTCATGCAAAATATTTTGAATTATATAATACTATATTCCTTCTAAGAAAGAAAGCAGAGCAGCAAAGGAAGAACATCCGTCATGAACGGTATGAGTATTTTAGTGGGAAAGCAGACCCAGAAGTCTATGCAGATAATCCTTTTGGAAAGAAGATAAGGGATAAAGATACAATGACTAAGTATCTTGATGCTGATGAGAAGTTATCTAATTCATCTCTCAAGATAGATTACTATGATACGATGTTAGTATATCTTGAGAGTATTCTTAAAGTGATACAGAACAGAACATTCCAAATTAAAAATGCAATTGAGTTTATGAGATTTAACTCTGGACTGGGTTGACAATACTCAATAAATACCTATAGTTGATATGGGTTGAGTGAGGACGGATGTTGTTATTGAAAAGAAGAATGAGGTCTTTTTAAGGATTGACGCGGAACCTCATGTCTATATGGAATTACAGGACCACTTCACTTTCGATGTGGAGGGTGCAAAGTTTATGCCCCAGTATAGAAATAAGCACTGGGATGGAAAGTTTAGATTGTTCAGTACAGCAACAGGACAAATCTATGTTGGACTACTTGATAAGATTATTGCCTTTTGTAACAGACACGATTATACTTACGAATTTGTAAATAATGAATATTATGGTACTCCTTTTGAAATCAATGAAGGGATTACCTATCAAGGTGTAAAGGATTATATAAAATCTATTACTAAGTTGAAGGCGAGGGATTATCAAATAGAGGGAGTGTATGATGCTCTAAGACACAATAGAAAGCTATTGATATCACCAACTGCTTCAGGCAAATCATTGATGATTTATTCTCTTGTAAGATATTACGTTGATAAGCAGCAAAAAATTCTTTTAGTTGTTCCGACGACATCTTTAGTAGAGCAGATGTATAAGGATTTTCAAGATTATGGTTGGAATTCTGAGTCATATTGTCACCGTATCTATGCAGGTAAAGAAAGAACTAATGAATATCCAGTTACCATTACTACCTGGCAATCTGTATATAAATTACCTCGTTCATTTTTTGAAGAATATAATGTAGTTATAGGAGATGAAGCTCACTTGTTTAAGAGTAAGTCTTTAGTATCTATAATGACAAAATTACATCATACTAAGTATAGATATGGATTTACAGGAACTCTTAGTGGAACTCAAACTCATCAATGGGTACTGGAAGGATTGTTTGGACCGTCATATAAAGTAACAAAGACTGATGAATTAATAAAACAAGGACATCTTTCTCAATTAGATATTCAGTGTCTAGTACTTAAACATGCTCCGGTAAAATTNGAAACNTATCAGGATGAAATTGAATATCTTATTTCCCATGAGAAAAGAAATAATTTTATAAAAAATTTGACTTTAGATTTGAAGGGTAATACACTGGTATTATTTTCTAGGGTAGAAGCACACGGAGCAGTCCTTTACGATCTAATAAATAATAATAAGAAAAATGCTCATAAAGTATTCTTTATCCATGGTGGTGTTGATACTGAACAAAGAGAATTAGTTAGAGAAATTACTGAACAGGAAAAAAATGCTATCATCGTTGCGTCCTATGGGACTTTTAGCACTGGTATTAATATTAAGCGGTTGCACAACATTATTTTTGCCAGCCCCTCCAAGTCCAGAATTAGAAATCTCCAGTCCATCGGTAGAGTCCTTAGAAAAGGAAGAGACAAAGTAAAAGCAACTCTCTATGATATTGCTGACGATTGTACACACAACTCTAAACGAAATTATACTTTAAATCATTTTATTGAGAGAATTAAAATTTATAATGAAGAAAATTTTAATTATGAAATAATCACTATACAGTTAAAAATATGATCGAAGATGATTTTTACGCAACACTTAAATTAAAATCTGGCGAAGAGATATTTGCTAAAGTAGCTGCATCTGAAGAAGATAATCGTACAATGCTTATTATTAATCATCCCATTATTGTTTCTGAAATAAAAGGAAGAAGTGGGATTGTTGGATATAAAGTAGAACCTTGGTTAAAAACAACTAAAGAAGATATGTTTATTATGAATTTAGATAATGTAATGACTCTTTCAGAGTCTACTGATATGGAAATGATATGTATGCATCAAAACTTTATTCGTGATTCTCAGGAAGATGTTCAACAGCATACTAAATTAAATCGTCGTATGGGATATGTTGCTACAGTTAATGCTGCTCGACAAAAGCTTGAAGAAATATATAAAGATTCTCAGAATAGTTCAGAACAATCCCATTAACCTCCACAAAGGTAATTGTAACTGTATTCTAATACCTTGTCAACTATGTGTAGAAGTGTTATAATATCTACATAGAAGTGATAAAGACCGATGCCGATAACTCCAGGAAGAACCATGGCGAAAAGAAAAAGGTCGGAGCACTATGTTAATAATAAAGAATTTCTTGCGGCTCTAATTAAATATAGAGAAGATAAAGAGATAGCATTAATTCAGGGAAAACCAAAACCCGTTATACCAAGGTATATTGGAGAGTGTTTTTTAAAGATTGCTAATCACTTATCTTTCAAACCAAACTTTGTTAACTACATGTTTAAGGAGGATATGATTTCTGATGGAATCGAAAATTGCGTTCAGTACATACATAATTTTAATCCTGAGAAATCCCAAAATCCTTTTGCTTACTTTACGCAGATTATACATTATGCGTT